TGACCTAATTTTTTAAATAATCTGTATAACCATTGATAATGCAATCTGTTTTCTCTAACCCATACTGCTGATGGATGATTGTAATGACATGCCTTGTAAATAACTTTATCTGCATTTGGATTTTCTAACTTATATCTTTTTATTTTTCTATTGTTCTTACCATAATCTGTCCACTCAACACCATCTATCATTCTTTGTGCTGTGGATAATAATTGAGCATACTCAACAATCATTTTTACTACATGTTTATCAACATGTTCTTTGGCTGCTTGTTCTGGATCTTTAGATAGAAAAAAGATCTCTGTTTAAAAAAAATATATTCATGTGGTCATTATACCATAAGTTTTCTTCATTGTCAACCCCTAATAATATTCAACGTTTAACATCATAGCATATAACTTATGAAACCAGATATACTTCATATCTTCTGGTGCGTTTTCATATGCATATTCAAGTTTTGAAACTCTTTCCCAAAATAAATTATAATTCATATTTTCCCTCTATGTTGTATTTGATTACTTTTTTTACTAATTCAGTATATGATTTTTTTGTAGCATATTGTTCTAATGTATCAACTAAAGCATAAACGTCAGCATTTTGATTTCTTAACTCTCTAAATTTTTCATAAGCAAATACTGTGTTTAATATTCTAACATAATCTTTTACACTATCACATTTTTTGTCATAAACTTTTACACCCCAACCAATCCATTTGTTTTGATCCCATGTAACAGGTAATAACCATTCACTATCTTTATTGAATGTGCGAATACCAAATAGATTATTACCTTCATTGGCAAATCTACTTGAACCCCAACCTGTCTCTAATGCTGATTGAGCAATTAGTATTTCTTTTGGTATATGTTGTGATTGTGGTAAGTCTTTGTAGATATAATCTACACAAGCATTTAAACTTGAAACAAATGTATCTTTATTTGTCGTATCAATAATTGGCTCTAAATCTACCATTGATACTTTTTCAACAGGCACTTTGATTACAATTTCAAGTGGTACAGAAACCACTTGTGTATCTTTGTGTTTTATTTCTGTGAACGCAACCAGATAACAACCTGCAATTGCGATTAGAGATAATATTATTTTCATAGATAACCTCATGTATTATTTAGGCGTTTGCATAGAGATAAGATTCTATCTCATCCCACGCTTCTTGTTCACTATCATGCCAAGAGAAACCTACAAAAGACCAATCTACTTGTAATGTCTTAGCATATTCTAAAACACTAGAAACGGATTCGCCATTTTTGACTTTTGTTTCTAATTCATCTAAGGCTTTTTCTGCCTCGTCCCATAACCAATTTTTAATTTTACTCATAATGTATGTCCTTTCTATTATCTTTCGTAAATTGCAAATGTTGTAGCATAATTCATATGCATATAAGAAGGGTCTCGTCTATAATTAAACGTTGACGGCCCTCTGTATCTGTAACGTATTTTCATACCGTTACCAGAACTCGTAACTTCTTTAAAGTATTTTAGATATTTTATCGGGATATTTTTTGCGATTGCACTCTCTGATGTTGGTGCAAGATGTTTAACTAATAGCACGTTTACTATTTTCTCAAAGACTTTTCTACGTCTGTTCATAATGTTTCCTTTCGATTTCATAAGACTATAATACACTAATTAGGGGTAAAAGTCAAGGGAAAAACCAAAAAAAACCAAGAAATAAACCCTTGAAAAACAAGGGTTTTTTAAAAAAAATAGGGGGGTGCGACAGGATGTCGCAGGTAATTTATGCGTTTTTTCGCATAAAATCGTCATTCCAATTAAATGCCTCTTTAATTAGATTGCCTGTTAACCCCTTATAGTGTTTGTTTAGTTCACCATCTTTTGCCCATATTAGTAAATCTGCTTCTTCTTTACATAGACCTTCTAGCATTTGTATAAACATGTTATCCCTTTTCATTTGTGATAACTGTGGGTTACCACCTTTTAGAAAATGGAACATTCTCTTTACTTCTTGTTTTAACCAAGTATGCTCTGTGCCTATTGGTGCTTCATTTGGTTTATATGGTGGTGTGCCTTCTGGCATTAACCATTCTAGTTTTTCATCAAAAGCACCTTTTAAAAACATTCTTAATTCATTTGTATCATATTTTCTTAATACTTCAATCTTCTTTGGTTTATCTTTTGCATTATTTACTTTTGTTAGTATTTCATGAAATGATAAATTATATGTTGCGTCATTAACTGCCATTTTAAAACTCCTCTATTTTTCCTATCAATTCTTTCAAGTCGTATTGTATCATGTAAGGCAAAATTTTACTGCGACTTGTTACAGTAGCCTTTTCATACTCTTTATATATATCTGCTTGAATATCGTCAGGTATATAATCAAAATCTATAAGTCTTTGGTTACGTTGAAAATTTCTATAATGATATTCATTACAAAAATCTTGTGGATCATTACCTCTCATTAGGCTATCAATCCATCCTGCTAGTTTTTTCTTAGAAACAGGTTTCTGCTTTATTTTATTGACAAATGTGTCATCTGGTGATAAAAAGTTTGGTACACCATCTGAGGTATCACCTCTTAGTATATGTTCGTAAATATATTCTTGTGGACTATCTGTTTCAATATATTTTTTTTGTATAGGTGAATATTGAAATACATCAGGATATTTTTGTAGTTGTTGAAAATCTTTATCACCTGAAATAATCAAAATCTTTTTACCATGGTTCTTTTTACATATAACCGCAATGATATCATCTGCTTCGACTTTATCTAACTGCACAACCTTATATGGAAAGTTATCTCGTATTTCTTCTTTGATCGTATGAATTAAACCAAATACACTTTCCCAATCTTTATCATCATTGTTTCTACCTTCTCTACGTTTCGCTTTGTATTGTTCGAAGATATCTCTACGCCATGGATCTGGTCCATCAACACATATAACAATCTCTCCAGGATACTCACTTTTAAATCTGTGTATGTAACCTCTGATAGAATTAAGTATCATGTGCCTGACCATAGGTACAGATAAAACATTCTTATCCTTACTCATGGCAAGTTGTACAGCGATGTTGGAAATAGCTACTTGGGAATAATCAATTAGTATCATTAAAATCAATATCACTTTCAAATTCTATAACATTTTCTGGTTCAGGTTCTGGCACCTTTTCAATTTTTGTACCAGAGTAATTAACAACAGAGTATTTTCTACCCTTTACTTGTTCAATATACATCATTTTATTTGTAATATCATGGAATGGATGTTTTAAATCATATTCACGATAGATCATAGCACGGAATGCTTCTAAAAATATTCCTACATCTAAAAATGTTTTTGTTCCATTTTTTGAACCAATCTCTAAACCTTCTGATTGTAAAGATGATATAATTTGTATAACCATATCATCTGCTAATGAATCAGCAAATTTTTTAGATTGATGATCTGCAATAGATTTCTTTGATTTCGTTTTCGAAACAGGAACCTCTCTGCCATCTGGAAACGATAAAACTTTAGCCATGTATTATTTCGCCTTTAAAGTTCAATTTACCTTCATTGATAAAAAGTTCTCGTAAGTCTGTGTATCCACCAATGAGTGTATCGTTTCTCATTATTTGTGGCATTGAACGGACTTGTTTTCCTATCATTTCAAACATTTGCTCAATGGTGACTTCGTATTCTCCATCACCACCAGACATACCTGAAGATAGTTTATATTCCTCATACGGAATATTTAATCTGTCCAACAATGCCTTAGACTTCGTGCAATATACACAGTTAGGCTTTGTAAAGACTTTGTACATATTATAGTATCTCCTCTTCAAATTCCTCAATGGACTTATCCATTGTCTCTTTACTATTTATACTATGTTGTAGTGCGATTTCTTGTTGTATCATGTCATACAATTTATTCGCTTCACCCATAGGTAATTTTAAGCCAATATAAACTCTATATTCGCCTAGGGCTGTAATAGTGACAACAGTTTGCCAGTTCTCATAACCTTGAACCTTAGTGTTCTTAATTATGTTAATAGTGGTAATCTCTGTTTTAGATACTGCTGTTTTATTACCTGTACCTATTTCTGCATTACCAATCTCTGTTCTATGTAATGATGATTTCTCATTCATTTCACCATGCATAATATCAGCAATCTCTGCCTTAGCAATTAAGGTTGCTTTTTCTTTTGCAAGTTGTAGATCAGGACTAGTTGATGTTCCTGCACCATAGATAAAGTTTTTATCTTTTTTCTTATTAGGATATTCCAAATACCAATCTGGTACAACCTCTGTAAGATTACTTCCATTATTTTTTTCTGTTTTTATTTTTGTTGTATTACTACATGATACAGCAAATAAAGACATTATTAATATTAATATTATATTTTTCATTTGGTTTTCACCTCCTTCAAGTTTTCAAATATATTCATCATGCCATCCCATATGTTGCTGAATACATCTAATC